GTTGCGTTGTAGATCAAAGCACCGTTGGCCGTGATCGTCGCGCTCGGGAAGGTCAGATCATCGAAGTCGATGAAAGCCGTCGTACCACTAGAAGTCGGCACCTGCGAGATGGTCAGCGTCAGCCCACCCGCCGGGTAGTTCGTACCAGACGATGAGACCTCATCCGCCGAAGAGTACGCCGTGGTGGTCGCGCTCAACGTAGCCGACGAAGTGAAGAGGGCCAGCTTGAACACATCCGCAGCCGTCGAAGCGCGGATCACGCCGGTACCAAAGTTGTGGATTCCGTCAAGGATTTGTACCTTGAACGAAGTCGTCATTGCTTGAGTAATAGCCATTACAGGTCTCCAATTAAGTGTGCGATTTCCGCATAGCCTTGTTGATCTAGTTTCTTACATATCATCTTGCGCTCGGCCTCTTGAGCCTCGCTGAGATACTTCACCAGCCAATAATGCAGTGCTTCCTTTGAGTCAGCACTGAGTATGCGGTTAGCCGCACGTTCTGCAATTTCTTCTACAGTGTGCTCACGGTTATCCGTGGTTTGTACAAACACACTGCCAATCTCTGATCCACCTACAAAGCTCATGTCACAGGAATCCTAGCTTGTCCAGAACGGTACGCATCCTGACGATCCAAGCCGTCACCGAGGCGCTTCAACTGACCAAGGGCTTCTTGGTACTTGTTTTCGTAGTACGCCATCATGTCCTCAGCACCCTTCAAATAGGTGTACGCCTCACGGAGTGAACCGTACAGGAGCACAGACTCAAAGTTGTTGCCAAGCCACGACGTACCAGCGTTGACGATGGATGTCGGGTAGTAATAGTAATGCAGTTCGATTGTGTAGGCTGCATCTGGGGTCGGCCCCAGCAACATCGTTGTATCGTCGAAGATGGAGTAATACGCAGGTTTGCCCGTGCTGGTCGGAGGCGGATACGCTGCTCGGATGTAGTTCACATCTTTGTTGAGCAGATACTCGTAGTCCTGAGTCACAGGGTCAATTACTGCCATCGAGAACGTCGAGAGCCAATCAGACGGCAGGGACAGATATTGGTTGCCGTTGCTCGTCGTGCCCGTCACGTTTTTACGGATGGCCGGGATCTGAACCGTGTTGTAGATCCGCTCCTCAGCCAACTGCACGAACGTAGGAATGTTCGCCACGAAGCTCTGCTCCGTAGACTCACAGTAGTCCTGAATCAGTGTAGTTAACTGGGAGTAGTTCATTAGCTCCAACCCGTCCGGTATTTACCGTTGTTCTGCAAATTGATCTGCGAGACGAACTTCTTACCCTTGGTGGCAGCGCCAGCACCCTTCATATCCATGTGGGTGACGCCCTTGTTGACATCCTTTTCAGGATAGCCATTCTCACCAGTCGAGTCAGTGTTCGGCCTGATCTTGCCGGGGTTTAGTTCTTTCATGGCAGTTACTTCGGGCCAGAAGACTTACGGACCGGGCTGCGCTGGTTCATCACCTTCGCCATGTTCCGACCGTACTTCTTCATCTCGCTGTTGGTCTTGCCACCAGCCCGCATACCGTGAGCCTTGCCCGCCGGAAGCGAAGCGTGTTTTCTCAACGCTTTCATTGCATCGCCGTTCTTCATCTCAATCTCCTAGGTCGTAACGACCGTCACCGTTCCAACTTCGCCAGCCGGGGCCAGCGTATTCGGAGTTAGTTCTGCATCGAAGGATCTTGATCCTCCGACTGGGTTCCAACCCCATTGTATCTGACGGCTACCATTGGCACCGTCATTACCGACCGCAAAATAACTCGTGTCCGGTCTTGGGTTCCGTAGCGCCTGCGGATCATCAACTGGGAATAACCCAAGAGACAATTGCGGCTGGTCGGGATTCCAGCACTCTGGACACGCCAGTATATTCACATTCTTGGTTTTAATAACCAAGCTTTTCAACTGCTTCAACTTGTACTGAAAGCCACACACATCGCACATAGCGATGGCATTTTTTCCAGATGCAAAACGATTAGGCATGGCAATTATTCTTTAAACGATTTTGCCAAGCAGGTATAACTTGTAAATTTTCTGGTACATGAAACCCAGAAACAGTTTTACCTTGCAAAGGTACGATGTGGTCAACTTCATAGCTTAAACCACAATCGCGTAGGCCATTTCGATAACGGTAGATACACTCCATTTCAAAATAGTCTATTGGTAACAGCCACACAGGTGTCCGCTGCGCTTTCACCGCACGATATTTCGCTTTGTTTGCAAGTATTCGTGCTGAGTTCTTTTTGCGAGTTTTGCGTGAAACTTCTACATATTTTTCAGGATTTCGTTCCCGCCACCGCAACGTTTTCGCATTGACAATATCTGGATGTTTTTTGCGATACCGCTCGTGTTGTGCGGCTACTTTGTCCGGGTTGGCTGCCCGCCATTCTTTAACCTTTTGATACGCACGAGCACGGTTTTTCGCAGCGTATTCACGCTGATAGGCTTTCCGGGCTTCTGGATCTTTATGCGGCATTAGTAGCCACCCAAGAAGCTCTCACGTGGAACGAACCGCACCGCCGCCTTCTCTCGGTCCTCACCCGCCGCGAGATCCCACGCTTCGTCATACTGAGCCTTCAATATTTGCACACGGGCGTCAGCACCGGGGATCTTCATCGACAGCATATAAGCCAAGCCTGCAACCATACAGGGCAGGAACCGGAACGGGATATCTTGCCCATTCACGCCTGTACCGGGGTCAAACATCCGCCGCAACCGCGTGTAGTACAGCGTCCACGTGGTCGAGTTGTCAGGCTTCGGCCAAACCGTAAACTGGGGTTTCACCACCACATTATCTGCACCCGTAGCACCCGTACGCCGATTGATCCAGATCTGGATCGGGCGACCCGTCGCATTCTTGTTGGGAATGGACACGTAGGTACTGGATGAAATGCGCGAGATGTTGATGTCCTGCTGGTTTGTGCCAGACCCAGTACGGATCACATGGTCAAGCAGGTCAACGGTGTCAGGCTCAAGGTCGTATGTGCCGACGTTGTAGGTCAACGTCTTGGTGCCTTCTTCCAGCGTCCAGAGGTTGATGCCTCGGTTCGACCAGTCCATCAGGAGCAGGGCAAGACTACGCTTAGCCGTACGGAAGTCATAACCCGTACGCAGTTCAGCACCGCAACGCTCAAACGCCTCTTCGATAATCGTGTTGAGGTCGAGGTTGAAGTCTGTCGTAGCTGTAGTCTTGTAGGCCATTACTTCCTCGCTGTTACCACATCGTCACCCTTGGTGACAGTAACGTGATCGCCTTCCACATCGACCCGCATCGGCATTTCCTTCCGATCCAGTTTATCGAGTTTGGCGATGAGTTCCTTGATGACCGCAAACTCAGGCTTGTCTTCCTTCTCGCTTGCACCGGCAATACCGTTCAACATGGAGATCAGCGCAGTCAACGACGCGCCAAGCAACCCCATCACAGCAGCAATCTTCTCCCCATCCAAGGCAAGACTCGACACCACGCCGATCACAACGATGATCGTGATGTACTTGAGACCATCCTTGCCGATTGCCTTGCCAGCAACATCTTTCGCAGATGACTGAGCCTCAAGCCGATTTAACTCGGCCTGAACCTGTGCTTTGAACATCTCAATGTCGTGCGGCTCAGTCATCACATCCCCCGCCGTCTATACGGCTTCACTTTTTCTTTGACACCTTTCGGCTGCGCGACGAACTGCTTGCCTTGGGCTTTGCCTTTACGTTTGGCTGCGGTGGTTCGGGCATATTCTCCGGGGGAAAGAGCTTTGATTGCAGCTTCCGGAAGATACCTTTCACCTGTGTCAGAAGATCGTTTACCACTTTTCGTCCTCCACTTCTGGGCAGTCCATGCCTTTAACGACTGCTGCGGAGCCTTCATGACTTGTACCCGCCGCCCTTTTCCTTGTACCGCTTCGCTAGCAACTGCGCCTTACGCGCCGACCATTGCCCTGCACCCGTGCCTTGCGTTGCCGAAGCCTTGATTGACTCAAACAACTTTTTACGCATACCCGGCTTCGTATAGTTACCGGCTGCGTTGACCTTGCTCTTGACCTTACCGCCCTTGGCGTGACGGATGGGACGATCAGTACCCTCAACAATCTCGTTATCCCCCCGCCGTTTGGCACGAGGAACCTTCTTGGGATTGATATCACCCATGCCTCGGGAAGCCATCATCGTACAAACCTCCCACGGCCACGGCCTTTTTGAGCGATGCCGTAGCCACGAACTTTGTCTTTAACCGCGCCGCCTTTACGCATAGCAATCTCAACTGGACGGCCGTCACGCCCAATAAAGGCATTACCAACCCGGCTAGGAAGTTTATTAAAAGCGGTTTTAAGTCCTTTGTCTTTTGCGTCTTTTATCGTTTTTTCAACTACATCCTTAACGACAGCAGATTGGCCTTTTTCTTTTTTAAGTTTTTCAAGGCGTTCTACTTCTGCTTTACGTTCAGGGTTATAAAATTCGTATTCATCTTTAAGAACAGTTTTGTCTTTACCTTTTTTAAACCCTGCTCTACCAAGAGTAAGTTCAATATCTTTTTCTCTGCCCCATTGAGGGTCTTCGTTCAAGACAGGATTAATGTTCTCTTTATTTTTACCGTAACCAATACTGGATTCGCCCCTTGCCGAGGCTTCTTCGGTACGCTTTTTTAATTTCGCCAACTCTTCTTTAGTTAAATTTTCTTCTGTGATGGGTCGCTTACTACCCGCCAAAGTAGTCAAAAAAGCTCTGTAATGAAGAGGTACACCCGCCGCACGCATCCCACTTTCAGCAATCCCTAAAGCGCCTTCACCTAATTTGCGACCAAACGACTCTTCTTGTTTTGAAGAAAGGGGTTTGGTTACGGTTTTAACAGCGGCCTTTGGAGCCGCTTTAGTTTCAACAGGTTTGGCACGAGGAGTTGACGGAGCTACTTTTGATAGTTCGTCCTCCGCCAATTTTGTCTTCGGCTTCTTGGTTGAAGTAGTGTACTTCTCACCGCGCCAAGTAAAGGTTTTGCCTTCGCCCAGTTCCTTGCGCTTAAGAGCAAACGCTTCGCCAAAGGACATGTCATCAATCGTGCGATTCTTCGGCGCACGACGAGCGTACGAAGCATTATCCGGGTTAAATACACCCAGACCTTCTTCTACGATATCCCCTTCAGCGAAGCGCCGCACCCGTCGCATGGTTACACCATTTTGCAGCGGGTCTTGCCCTTCTTGGCAATGCCATCAGCACGGCGAGAAGCAGAAGTAGCCATACCGCCCTTCTTCATTCCCTTCGGCTTTGCACCCTTCGGTGCATCCTGCATATCAAGGCTCATACCCGGAGCAGCCATCGAACGGCTGTGGATACCACGAGGACTTGTCGGGCCGTATGACCCGCGAGTTTTTGGACCGCTGCTCATTAGCAATAACCCCCGCTACGCATTTTAACTTCTTTACCCTTGGTCTTGCCCTTCTTGGCAATACCATCAGCAGCTTTGCGGTACGGACCGCTATTGCCCTTGGACTTCATCATGCCGCCCTTCTTGTAGCCCATGCCCGGCTCAGCGGGACGGTTCATACGATTAGGAGGAGCGACCATAGCCCGACCTGCCATATCAGCAGTTGGACCCTTCATAGCACGACCCATCTGGTCCACTTTCGCCTTCAGATTTCTAAGTAGTTTCGGCATTTCTATTTACCTTTAAATTTACGACCCTTGTCAGCCTTCATGAATTCCTTCCCAACCTTTTGGGGGACTCCAAGACGTTTGGCTGCTTTCGGGTCATTCGCAACCAAGGCCATCAAACGATGTTGTTTACCCGATTTGCTTGGCATTGTTGTTCACCAATCGGTCAATCTTCTGCTCTAGCCGGTCGAGCCGATCAAGCAGCATTTGTGCATCAGCACGAACTTCAGCACGAGTCACGTGATCACGCGCTACTTCTTCACGGGTCTTGTTGAGAAGAATGCCCAAGCGTTGTAGCTCCGCAAACTTCTCTTTCACAACAAAACCAAGCACGGCCACGATTCCCGTAAGAACCATGTTCCAGACCAGCATTTCCATCTCAACAGTTCCATGCTCTGAGGGACTTGTTGATACGACTGTTGGGATCATTGGCGGTCTTGGCGCTCGTAAGCTTTTTCTTCATTCCGGACATTCTCGCGCAGAATGATTTCTTACGGGCACCGCCTTCCGGCTGAGGACGTTTCAGCCCCGGCTTACCGGGATTGGCTGCGTTGTACGACGCACGGCCTTTGGCATTGAGTCCGCCTTTTGGGTTTTTCCCTTCTTTGCGTTGCCAAGCCGGAGACTTAGCCATAGATCACCATCGTCGAGATTACGGTTGACGGGACGATATAAATACTGGTCTGGAAAAGCAGACCTTCGCCCGGCATAAGAACATAGTCGGGGCTGGTCGAAGAAGCCAGCGTATTTACGACGATCTTGACTGGGCCAGAAGCCCCGCCATCCCGAAAAGTCACTGTGCCTGCGCTTGTATCAGGGACGATATAAATCGCTTTTACGCGAGAACGTCCAATAACAAGGCTATTTTGATCCAGCAGGTCGCCAGCAGCAACGGCGACCTTACTAGCTAAAACATCTGTTTGCATTGCCATCTTCCTCTCCTGTAATGGGTAAAGGGGGCTAACGCCCCCCTACGAAATCCTTACGGGACGAGGCTGGCGTACAGACCGATGTAAAGCGTGGTGCTGCCGATGAGAACCGGGATGCGACCTGCCTGAACCGACACTGTGCCCGACACCGAACCGGTGGTCAGCTTGGTGCTGCCAATCGTCAGGGTCGTGCAAAGAAGGTTGGTGATGACGGCGGAATCGCCAGCGATAGGACCCTCAAAGCCGTTGTCAGAAGCAACCGGGCCGGAGAAAGTTGTACGTGCCATTTCAAAACCTCACATGCGAGTTGTGTTTACCAGTCTGCATGTCGTCAGTCGGGTCTGTCTGGTAAACGGTTTTTTCCCGATAACGACTGTATATCACTAAAAAAGAGGGGCTACAAGCATTGCTACTCGTAGCCCCCCAACTCTCTAGGTCACCATCAAACTATCAGGACGCGCCCGGCGAACCAAACATGCCCAGCGGATCCGACCAGCCGAAGCTATAACGCTCGCGGCTCTTGTACCGGACGTTGCCGGTGTCGAAATCGCCGTCCATGCTGTTTTGCAGCGGGGTACGAACGAAGTGCTTCATGCCGT